TTATCGTAGGCTTTATGCTAACGTTATAGATGAACCTACTAGCCGGTTTAAATTTGTCCCGAAAACTCAGGACAAGGCTAGAGGTATCTGCATTGAAGAAAACGAAGTTCAGTTTCTCCAGCAAGCAGTACGTAGGCTTATTACGCGGCATATATTGCGCGACAAGCATTTAAAAACACGTATTGCACTCAATGACCAGAATGTTAATGCTGGTCTAGCCCTTAAAAGCTCACTTACACGCGATATGTCAACAATCGACATGTCAGATGCTAGTGATAGGGTTGCTAGAGACTTGGTGTCTTGGTTATTCCAGGATAATCCAGATCTCCATGATGCATTGATGGCTTTGTCCACGAAGTGGATCGAGCCACCAAAAGAGGCCGGAGGCCAACCTTTAATGCGGACAAATAAGTTCGCACCAATGGGTTCGGCACTTTGTTTTCCTGTGATGTCCCTCGTGCACTTTTGTTTGTGCAGGGCCATCATTCTGTTATCAGACATTGCAGATCGCCAAGAGAAATCGCATTCAGTGTACGTCTACGGTGATGACATAGTCATCCCCTCCGACTGTTACACTGCGATAACGGACTGGCTCCCTCGTTTTGGTATGAAACTTAACCAAACGAAGTCGTTTGTCCATTCCCATTTTAGGGAATCTTGCGGCATCCATGCCTACAAAGGGCATGATATCACCCCTGTTTATGTCAAACATATTCCATATCCTCAGTCCATTGGCACGTTGTGTGCCTTGCTTGCTGTTGAACGCGACCTTTTCCTAAAGGGTTTTACTTCAACAGCTGGCCTCCACCGTAAAAGAATCCAGGAGTGCTTCTGGAACATTCCAGAAGTACCACTTGACTCACCGGTAATTGGTTTTAAACGACCAAGCGTACGCTTGGAAGGTAGCCCCGCACTTAGGGGAGCTTTCCAAAAACGGCGATGGAGCGACGATCTTCATTGTTGGGAATACCTTGTCACTGTCTTGATTGACAAGCTACAGGTATCCCGCATACCTACCGAGCACGAAGCCTTGTTGCATTGGCAATGTACCGGTAGTGAGGAAAGTCGTAAGACTGAAGATTCGCTTGAGCTAATGAAATTAGCCAAGCGTTGGGTGCTGGAATCTGCTCTCGGATCTACAACTACCACTGTGTCTGACGTTAAGGTTCGCATGTTAAATGCGTTTCTTGGTAACGTCCGACGAGAACAGTGGGTGATCCAAGAGTAAACGGATAGCACCTAGG